AGATGCGGCTGGTGGATACTCTAGTAGCCACAGGATGCACGATCAAAGAAGCCGCATCACACGCTGGATATGCAGAAGGCGAGAGCGGAAGGGTGAGCGCCAGCAAGGCTTTGCGATCCCCTGCGGTGCAGGCATATATGATGCAGTCAGTAAGTGAAGCACTTGGTTTGAATGCTACGACTGCGGCGGCACGGTTAGTCAGTCTGGCGCAGGGTGCTAAGTCTGAGTATGTGCAACTGGAAGCCAGCAAGGATATTCTAGATCGTGCAGGCTTCAAAGCCCCAGAGCGGCACATGCACCTACACGCTGGCGACATAACTGTGAACATCGATCTGGGCTAAGCCAGCCAGCCCCCTCGATTGCACGGCTGGCGTGACCAGAAACGGACAAGCCCCTCGATGGGGCTTGGCCTTTTATAGCGTGGCATCAACAGGCACAGCCTGTGACGCCCCGCATCGCTGGCGCAAACATCGCGGTCAATCTCATCATCATGGGGGTGGCCCAAAAACCTCCGACCCCTACCCCTCTACCCCGCCCTTTACTCTTGTTTTTCCGAAAAAAGTCCAGTAGCATAAATGCATGAGCAAGTACGTTGATGCATATAACACGATGGGTGAAACAGGAAACGCTGTGATTGACTCTGTGTTTATGGCGTGTGTCATGATCCTCGTTGACATTGGTGACGCATTGGGTGTGTCGTATGAGTTATTGAACATCATACTGTTCATTGTGGTACACCCTGTGATAACACTGGCGTTTATTGCTTTGTGGGTTCATGCTAGATTTGTGCGTTGCAAATAAGCAATCTGTTGTGAGATTGTGCGTTTGAAATATATTTTTTGTGTAAAGGTTCGATATGAAACTTGCATTAGGCGAAAACCCTGCTGATCTCATTCTAAGAGACATAGAGGAAGAAACAGGCGTAAGAGAACGCAAGGGTAGTATCATGGCAGAGATACTGCCAGAGCATTACAACTTTTACGCTCGTGCAATGTGGAACTCTTTGATCCCTAACTTTTATGAGCGTTATGACTACATCACAGAGAATGAGGTGAGTGGTGAGTTGCTTGAGGCATTGCGCTTGATTCAAGAAACTGTTGCGCCCGATCTTCAAGAAGGTGAAGCGGCAAGTATCAAATACGAAGATATGGATGAAATCTTTGACCTGACTAACATTTTGAGAAGATCCGACTATACCTCCACAGGTATTGGCGATGAAATCAAACTTGCGCTGGGCAACTTTATGTTTATGAAGCAAGACGGAAAGATCCGTGTTGTTGATGCTTACGACTTTGATCGCAGTGGTGAAGTAGATACTGTGGGGCAAACACTAGGCACTATCCGCAAAAAAGATAACGCAGTGTATTACGCCGCACGATACTTAGGTGAGAAGCGCTTCCCTGCTAAAACTTCAGCATTCGGTTTTCAGCAATCACCAGACTATAGTTCACTGGCTGACACCGACTACACACAGGTTCGCATTACCCTACCTGATAAACCTATGCATGAGAACATCGACTTTGATGATTATGCAGAGCAAGAAGTTTCTGACTATGTATTCCGTGGCCCAATGACCAACAAGCGCAAACGTGCGTTTGATGAATACAGAGCGAGAGTGCTTAACAAAAAGATTATCGAAGGCAAGAGCGGTAAGGCTAAACAGGTTGCATCCGAACAAACTATGGAAGCACCACCAATGAAACCAAGGATGCCAGAATGAGAACTCCAGCATGGACACGCAAAGAGGGCAAGAACCCCAAAGGCGGATTGAACGCCGCAGGCCGCGCATCATATAAGCAAGGCACTCTTAAGCCTCCAGTTAAAAGCGGTGACAATCCTCGCCGTGCATCTTTCTTACAGCGTATGGGCGCAATGAAAGGCCCAGAGCGTGATGAGAAAGGTAAACCAACTCGCTTACTTCTTAGCCTTCAGGCTTGGGGTGCAAGCAGTAAAGCCGATGCGCGGGCAAAAGGTCGTGCAATTTCTAGACGTAACAAAGCAAAGAAGGAAAAATCCTAATGAAAAACGCTAAAAGTCTTCTAAAAGGAAAGAAGCGTGGAACACAGTCAGTAAAACTTTTTAAGAAGGCTGGCTTGTATGATCTGTTAAGCCCTGAAGATCAAGACTGGATTGAAATGAACATGCCGCCAGACACAGCAAATGATTTCATTAACAATTTTGTTGATCCAAATCACGATGAAAAACTTCGCAAAAGCGATGCAATTAAACTGTTTAGGAAACGTTTCCGCAAAAAATAAGGAGTAACAAGATGCCTAATGTTGCTGGTAAAAAATATCCATACACTGCGGCTGGTAAGAAAGCCGCTAAGAAAGCAAAGTCTATGCTGTCTGCAAAGCAGAAGACACTGCCTGCCGCACTTCAAAAGAAAATCCTGAAGGCTAAAGGCAATGCATAAGTGGATGTATCCTGATGGCACTCCCTACGATGGGCCTGTCGTCTTTACGCCTGACAACCGTGCGTTTACAGGTGAAACTCGCACACGCGACTCAGTTAAAGTAATTCCATACGAGGAGGCCAAAGATGGCAGTAAACGAAGCGGGGAACTACACAAAGCCAGCGATGCGCCGAAGGCTGTTCAACCAAATAAAGGCGGGAACAAAGGGCGGAAAAAAAGGCCAGTGGTCAGCAAGAAAAGCGCAACTTCTAGCACTGCGCTATAAGAAGGCTGGCGGTGGTTACACATCATGAAGCCTTCACAGAAATCACTCCGCGCTTGGACTCGCCAGAAGTGGCGCACCAAATCAGGCAAGCCTTCCACACAAGGCAAAGATGCCACAGGTGAACGCTATCTGCCAGAAGCCGCGATCAAGAGCCTGAGCGACAGCGAGTATCGCCGCTCTACTGCATTAAAACGCAAAGCAATCAAGAAGGGTAAGCAGTTTTCAAAGCAACCAAAGGATATTGCAAAGAAGACCGCGAAGTATAGATGAGCAATTTTTATCATTCGTTATCTGATCATGAGCGTGACATCTTACGCAAAGTTGTTAAGATGGTACATCTAAAGCATCATCCGAAAGAGCATTGCACGGATTATGAGGCTGACAAGGTTATTGCCGCCATTGGCCCTATGACTCTTGAGCATCTCACAGAGATCGGAAAGAAGTACAAAGTTGACAAACTTTAAGTACAAGCCTGATGGCGAAGTCTTAAAAGCATTCATGAAAGATGATTCTTTCTTTCGTGGCCTTCGTGGGCCTGTAGGTTCTGGTAAATCTGTTGGGTGTTGTGTTGAAGTATTTCGCCGCGCTTTGATGCAAGAGAAGAACAAGGATGGCATCCGCCGTAGTCGCTGGGCTATCATCCGAAACACAAACCCACAGTTACGCACGACAACAATCAAGACATGGCTGGATTGGTTTCCAGAAGATCAATGGGGTAAATTCTCATGGTCTGTGCCGTACACGCATCACATAAAAACAGCAGATCTTGATCTTGAGGTATTGTTCCTAGCATTGGATCGACCTGAAGATGTAAAGAAACTGTTGTCATTGGAACTCACTGGTATTTGGGTAAACGAAGCGAGGGAAATACCAAAGAGTATCATCGATGCCTGTACCATGCGCGTGGGGCGCTTCCCATCTATGAAAGATGGGGGATGCACATGGACAGGTGTTATCTGTGACACTAACGCACCAGAGGAGGACCATTGGTGGCCTATCATGTCAGGCGAAGTACCGATCCCAGATCACATTCCAAAAGAAGAAGCAAAAATGCTCGTCAAGCCAGACAACTGGCAATTCTACACCCAACCCGCAGGCATGGTAGAAAAGAAGAACAAAGACGGAGACATCGAAGGATATTCTCCAAACGAGAACGCAGAAAACAGAAACAATATGCGCTCGGATTACTACCCGAACATTGTGATGGGGAAAACGAAAACGTGGATAGACGTGTATGTGATGAATCGCCTTGGGAGTATCAAAGATGGTAAACCTGTCTATGGTATGTTTGCGCCAGATATGCACATCGCTCCAGAGGAAATACCTGTCGCTAGTGGTGTACCTGTATACGTTGGTATTGACTTTGGACTTACGCCAGCCGCCGTATTTGCACAAAAGGTGCGTGGGCGTTGGTTGGTGCAAGCAGAGATCGTTGCATTTGATATGGGCATCGTGCGATTTACAGAAGTGTTGCGGCAAGAAATAGCCACAAAGTATGCACAATGCGAAGTAATTATCTT